GTCCCAGTAGATGCGGCACCGACGTAAAACGAGTTTTGAAGCGTGAACGACGTGGCGTCAACGTAGGTAATCGACCACCTGCCGTCAGCTCCCGCCGCGCTTCCAAGCACAATCACAACATCATCTGTGGCGTATCCGTGCGGAGTTGTTGTAACCACCTTAATCAGCCCGCCAGAACTTGAGGTGGACGAAATGTTAATCTGCCGTCCGTAACCATATTGAGTTTCTATTTCAATCGGTATCGTCTCGCCCTCTTCCCCGTCTGGCTGTCCCGCAGCAAAGCTATAATCCAGATTCGCCACCGTCCAGATACTCGCCGACTCAACTGACTTCACGATGAAGTTCCGCTCAGACATCTGCGGATAATCAGTTGCTCCGCTGATGTAAAATTTATCGCCCGCAATCAACCCGTGACTCGCAACGAATCCATCAACAGCCTTGGATGTGGCTGCCACAAAGCTGGATACATTGCACTTGAACGAGCGCGTGGTTGCAGCAGTGACTGTAACCTGCTTTCCCCACGAACAGGCAAACGCACCAAATCCGTCAGAAGTTGAAACACCCGCCAATGTAGTCAGCTTATAGGTGGTGCCGGAAATAAAGGTTACAGTGTAAACCTTGCGCCTCGCGGGAACTGCCGCACTTTCGTAAACAATGATCGTATCACCATCTTCAAGACACTTTGAAGCAAGCGTGATGACGTTGAACCCGCCGGAGTTATCGAACGTAACACCTGTCTGGCATAGCTGCGTCACTCCGGTAATTCCAAGCACGTAGGCTTTTGCACCAACCCTCAGTCCGTGCGGAGTTGCGGTGGTGATTTGATAGCCATCTGTCGTGTCGTTTACAGGTGACACGCACGTAATATCAAACGTGGGATGGTCTCCAAGCTCTGTTCCTGCAACAGTTGGTGCTGCTGGTGGCTCTGTTACAGTCAACTGCATCAACCCCGCATTGCTGGTCAGCGTGAACGATTCAACCTCGATGTTGGTTGTTTCAAATATCGGCTCTCTCGACTTGAAAAACCGAACATAGCCCCTGCCAAACTCCAGCATGTAAGCCTGCTCATCGCTCACCTCCAACGGAACCAGAACAGACTCGTTCGTTGGCACTTTAGTGGCATTGACATACTTGGTGCCGCTACGCCTAAACAGCGGCCCCTGGGGACGCACAATCAGGTTCTCGATAACCTCTGCGCCAGCGGTGTAGAGTGAGACATCCACCCTGCCAGCAGCCAGCGGGCTTACTTCACCCTTTGTCCATGAGGCTTGAACTGAGTTTGAGCGTCCCATTGTAGTTATTCCCAGCTGTAAACAAACTGCACCTGATGCGCGATGGTTCCAGCGGATGCCGCAGTCCCAACAATCTTCCGCCAGAGCTGAATGAACTCGCCTGGGTTGACGTAGACTGGTTCGTCGAATTGGCAGAAGCATCCGCCCGGCTGCGAAACAATGGTTCCTGCCGCCTGCGTCACCAGCACCGACTGCGTAAACTCGGGGCACATTAACCGACGCGGAATCTTCGAGGTTGCCACCGCATAAGTTGCGAAGGATGCCGATTCTGTGGTGGCCAGAGACACTGCTCCATGCCCGTACGCAACGCCCCACACGCCGATGTAGGGTGCGCCGGTCAAGATTGCCTGCACGAAACTGGAGAGATGCACTCCGGTGACTTTCAGCCTGCGTCCCGCTACCGTGGTAGTTCCAACGGGCACCTGATAACTGCAAATGATGGCGTCCACCGTTGCCGCCACGCTTGCCGTTTCCCAGAACTGCCCACCCAGACCAGACCCAAGTGCTGCCGTCGTATTCGTCGCCGCTGCTGGCGTCGGGTTCGCTGAGTTAGCCAGCGCAAGGTTATTCCCCGCGATGCCGGATGCGCCCCAGCCCTGATAGCTGCCGTTGATGCGCTGCATAAGGGTGCCGAGCGGATCAGCGATGACCGGCCCGCGAAGTGTCACCCGATAATCTGTCACCAACGCCTGAGTTGCCGCACCCGCTGCGCCACCGACAATCGCGTGACGGATGGACCACGGGAGAGCCTGAGCCTTACAGGGAAAGTTCGCCCCGACCGGCGTGGGGACACGCGCCATCAGCACGTTGTTGATCCAAAAAGTTACGTCGACATTCGTGATTTGGATCAGGTAGCGGTTCACCGCGTTGTTGCTGTAAACCCAAGTCCCCGCCCCAAGTGCCAGAGGGAATGGCGTTGATGCCGTTTCAACACCGGCAGAGTTGATGACTCCCACCAATCCCGTGGACCGCATCGAGAAGTAAACGCCGTCCAAGTTCGCCTGCGGCGGCGTGAGGACGCCACGTAAGAACATACCGAAATCAATAATGGTGTTCGCATTCGGCTGTGCGCTGAACGCCACGCTCGTCTCGCACACCAGCGTGTTTGTTCCGCCGCACGGGAACATCGCATACGTGCCGAACGCCATGTTCGTGCCGATGGTCGTGATGTTGCCAGAGTTGGTCAGCAATCCCGCCGCCGAAGAAGTGGCCGTGAGCGTGGTGAATGCGTGTTGAAATTTGCCAGTGACATGAACGGTCTGGTTGAAGCTGTCGTTATCGAGCTGCGTGTCGTGCGCTATCCGAAGACGAAAATCGTCATCCGTTTCCGGTGACGATACTAACCGCCCAGCGACTGATACCGTTCCTGCGTCGTTCTCAGAAAACAAGGCTGGCCCATTGGCCGGACCACCACCCTGTTCAACGCCCGCTGAGGTGTAGCCGGGCACCGCCACCTGCAAGTTGTAGCTCGCATCGACGTTTGCCTTGCCTGCAGTTGAACTTCCGCCGTCAAGAATTGCCATAAATCAAGATGCTACTGAGTATTGAATTTTGCGCTTACCCACCACAGGACCGGGATGAGCAGTGGCGTAAAGCGTGAAACTACCAACCGCTGGCAGTGCCGCAAACGTGATGCCGTCCCACTGCCAATCATCCGCCGTCCGGCCCGTCGCCGCCTTGCCACAAGGAATCACCGTAATCTTGCTCGCTACTCCAACCGTCGCATCAGTAACTGTAAATTGGTAGTCGTAGGATGGGGTAAGGAAATCGACCTCTGCTTCGGTCCATGTAGAGCCGCCACCAGCAGCATCAAGCGTGGTTCCGATAACGCTCAGGTTCGTGCCAAGCGTCAGGCCAATTAGATTGATTCCGCTGCGATAAACCAACTGTGACGCAGATATGGACCCAATAGGCAATGGCTGGCCTCCAGCTTCCTTAAGCTGGTCCCGCGTATTCTTTGTTCCGCCAGGAAATGCCATTACTGCTTAAATAGTGTCACTGTCAGATTGGCTGTCGATGCGTAAAACCTCACGACATCACCAAGACTCACACCAATCTCAAGCGCACTTGTGAATGAATCGTTAGGCACGATGGGCATGTCATAGAACAGATATTGACTCGTTGCATCACCCGCCCCTTCCACCGCAATCGACATCCTGAATGTTGCGCTTGTTCCGCTTCGATTGCACACCACCAACGAACGAAACTCTGTGTCACCTGTGGACGTGAAAATATCCGTCAACGTGGTTGCCGAAACAGCGGTTTGTGATGCGATAGATAACGCCATTACATCAATCCTGTTCCTGACCCTCTCGAATCAACCCATTCACTTGCGCCCATCTGCTGCAATGAATCCTCAGAGCCATCCACAAACTTCGCCTGCGGCATGATGCCGCGCTTGCCCTGCCCGCCGTAGAGATAGACATGCAGCTCATTCTTCTTACCATCAGATGCCGTCAGGTGGTCGCACAGATTGTAGGCAAGATAGGTTGCCAAGCATTGGTAGAACAGCGGGTCCATTGTGGTATAGTCAGTCACATCATAGATGTAACGAACCTCCAAAACCGAATCATCAGACAGGATGAAACCACTCTCAATCCGGTAAGCATCCAAATCATAATCACCGTTGATGGACAGGATGCGAATGTTGTCGGAAGGAAGTGCGTAAAGATAGCTGTAATCAAAGGCAGGAGAGCGGCGGATGTAATCGGTCGTGCCGGCAGTGTAGGTTCCGAGTGTTCCGATATTTGGAATATCTACCGTGGTGAGCCTTGTGACGGTGGTAGATAAAATGGAGGCGACTTCCCATGTGCCATTAGCTACCGTGGCCCCTGCGATACCGGTCAGCGTGACGTAATTACCGGCAACATAAGTCGTGGCAGTGTGCGTAACATCGATCAGATTCGCCGAAACAAACGTCACATCGCTAACTGCCACATCCTGATAGGGGATAATCTTCTTACGCTTAACGGCAAAGTTCCAAGGATGCATCCGCAGCAGACTCTTCTTGCAATCATCAATCAGCGCAGTGCAAGCGTAGCCCTCAGCGGTGGCGTCTGCTAAGGTGGTTAGAACGGCCCTATTTCCAACCAGTCGAAGGGCAAGATTAGCTGCGTTTAATTCAGACTGAGCCATAACGTTATCGTTAAACTAAAAAAGCGGGCTTGGCAACCATTATACCAAGCCCGCCCGGAGGAACCCACCCGGAGCAGGTGGGGAGGATGGTTAGTACGGTGAGATGAACCAATTAGTGCCGTTGTTGTTATACACCCAGAACGCACTATTGGTAGCGGACGTGAATGTGGACAACGCCGTCACGTTGGTAGACGTGTTGTAGGTGACGCCAACCGTATTGGTGAGCTTGATGGTCACGTTACCCTGAGCAATCAGGTTGTAGGCGCGACGTAATGAGTTGGTCGGATTCGGAAGAATTACAACCACGTTTGTAAGTGCCCCAACACTACGGAACACCACCACATTCTGCCCCGCTGTCAATGTATACTGCTGATCTTGGCCGGGGAGATACATCACGTAATTGAATCTTGGGCCATCAAGCACATGCTCTGTAACCCCAGAAATAACACGCTGATCAACTCGGCCACGAGACAGTTGCGCAGATGCACTGAAGCACATCGAAACCAGCAACGCTAAAAGATAGATGAATTTCATGTATACCTTTCTTAAAGGCCCGTTATAGGGATTCCCATAACGGGCCAATTGATTAAACCGGCAACAGGAAGTCGCACCAGCCACGAATGACTTCAGTGCCAACAGGGCCAGCGCCAGTAGTAAGCGTCAGATACAGGTCTTTCTGAGCAGTGTAACCAAAGCTCAATGCCTGAGTGATGCCGAACGGAACAAGCGTAGTTGACAAAGCAGCCGCAGCCTTGAGGATTGCGATGTTGTCGGACACGGAGTTTGCCGAGTCGATGTAGCCACTTTCATCCGCACCCTTCAAACCAATCGCCGTAGTTCCGGAGTTTGAAAGCGTTGCGGATGCGATGTGTGTTCCACCCAGAATAGTTGCGCCCTTAGGGATACAACCAATCAAGATGTCTTCACCAGACGCCTGACTCGCCAGCGTGATCTCGAAATAGATCGTGCGCTTGGTCGTGCCGCCAGATCGTGCCGGAACACTTGCCGGCGGCGGAAACGTCTCAATGTTGTCCTCGTAACTGTTAATAGTTGTGATAGCCATATTCTTTTTCTTTTCTTAATTAAGCCACAGATTCATCACAAGCCACAGACACAACCTTTTCAAGCCATGTCCGAGTTGCCCCGAACGTGCCTTGGCACCACACCTGCCAGGTGTAGTTAAGGTCTGACCGCTCGTCCATGCGAGCCGTAAGCTGATCGGCCATGCCAAGAATGATACCACTCTTCGGATAGGCCAAGCAGGTGCGTGTGTTGCTGGTTTTGCTCAAGAGCTGGGTCCTGACGAACTTGAAGCCCATGAACGTATCAACCTGGCCATTCACCAACGCCTTAACAGCGTTGTAGTCAGCGTTTGTAACCTCAGTGGTTCGGAGCAGCGAATCAAGCTGACTTTGGGTCAGAACGAAAAACAGCTCTTCGCCATCCATCACAGACTCAGCCACACCAAATTTGGATTTGGCTTGGATGAGCTTCTCAATGGTAAGGTTGGAGTTTGCCGCAACTGCGCCGGGAGCAACCGCATCCACAGCCACACCATACGTGGAAGCAGAGTAGGTTTCCGGCGCGGTTCCCTGCTTGCCCGTGTAGGTCGTGCCAGTAGCGGCAGCGATAATCACGGAGTCAACCTGACGACCAAGGGCCATCGCCTGCATCTTTGCATACCCATTGCGAGGATCTGCAAGCTGCATACGAAGCTTGTCTTCACTGTCGAACGCCAGCGCATCGGGCCGGTAGTCGTCAATCAAGACAGCAATGCGGGTGTGATCCGCATCGTTCAGGACGGTTGGGCCGTGGCGAACTGATTTTCGAGTTACGTTGACCGTGCCGAGACGGTCGTACATGTCGCGTTCGACGTTTTGAGGACGAACAGTGACGGTGGATTGCAGACGCGAAGCGTTCTGCTGGAATTTGATCTCGAAATCGGATTGGTATCCGTTCCGAAATGCTGTATCAATAGCACCCATACGATTAGAAAACTGGATTCTTCCCTTGCGGGAGGAGTTTTAATCGGCGGGCTTGTCCTTGTGGGGGCCGAACCTGCGAAAACGCTCGCTACACGGCCAACTTTAGCTGGCTCTCAAACGAGGACTACGAATAATCTTGTTCGTTAATGTTGTAGTTAGCCCTGACTATCATTTCCGTCAACAACTTTCTTTGGTCTACCTAACTTTTTAACAGTTGCTATCGGGATGTCAACGGGCTGAACAATCTCAATAGACGGCGAACCACTGCCGATGGTGGGCAGCCTATGCTCTCCGCACCCATCGCCAGATCGAGTAATCGGGAAGGCGCGATAGCCACCACCGACAGATGCCGCCGAACGTGGTGGGTAACGGCGGCATTCGCCCGCGCTGTTTTCAACCTTGCCAGCCTCAGCTAGACCAACCGCGCAACCCCGAGCGTCCAACTTCTGAGTTACCGGATTCCAAAATGTGCACGTAAAGCAGTTCACGATGTATAGGCTTTCTGGTGAAGCTCTTTCCATTGCCGAAACTCGGCAGAGCGCGGGTCATCGAACTTCTCGCTGAGTCTGGGGTCAGCAATGCGCGCTGCTTTGATTTCCTGAATCTTCTGGAGAGCTTCTGCGCGCATGGATTCAGGCCCAAGCGCAGTACCTGATCCACCCCTGCGGGAGCTGTCTTCCATTGTCTTCTCGCCGATAGCGACCAATGCCTTGAACAGCGCGGGGTCATTACCAAACCCAGCAGCCTCAAGTCGCTCCGCCAAATCGCCACCACCAAGAGCAAGTACGGATTTCACAAGCCCTTTCTTGGCTTCAAACTTGTCGCCGTATTCCTGGTGGATTGCGGACGCAGCAGCCTTCGCAGCGTCAGACTTTTGCTTGGACAGAACCTCATTGCCCGCAGCGGCGTCTTTCAGATACCAGTCATTGACTAGCCCCTTCACTTGGCGCGGGGTTAGACCGAGTTCATGGAACTTCTTATTGGCAGCAATGATGGCATCCTTTGGCATCCCTGCCTGAGTCATCAGCTCATCCGCTGGAAGTTCATACTTATCGGCGGAGTCAGGAACGCCAATCGCCTTGTTCCATGTGGCGTACTGTTCCGGCTTCCAATCGTCCTGCGGAAGATCGTATGCCTTCTTACCAATCATCTTGCGGGATTCAACATAGGACTTTGCCAAAACTGGCAATACGTCCTCTGCCTTGTCACCCTTGAAAGATTGCAGGGTTTGATCGCTTCGCATGTCCTCAGGCAAAATGCCCATCCATGCCGGTGGTGTTACTGCTCCGTTATCGCTCATTCGTTGTTTTGTTTCTGTTGTTGATACGTTTCCTCTATCGCGGCCCTGATAGCCTCGTCACTCCCGTAAGCCTTCTCCAAAATATTAACCGCCAGCCGCTGCATCCCGATATTAACCAGCGTAATCTCGGGGCTGCTACCAACCGGATCAGAGATCACATACCGCTTGATCAGATCGATGCAAATGCGCTTCCCGTCGCCCGTGTTCAGCGCAGCCTTGTAGGACTTGCGCAGCTCAAACCTCTCGTTGAGTCCAGATATAAAGCTCACAACGTGTTACCAATGTTGTTAGCCTGTGCCACATTCAGCACCGACTTGGTCAACGGCTCTGCTGCCGCCGCCATCTGCTGCGCCTGCTCCTGTTGAGCGCGGCCATCACGAATCCCTGCAATCATCTTGGAAGAGCGGATGGCTGCTGCTGGAACGCCGAGCGAGACAGCCATGTCCTGAACAATCACGTCGGTATCAACCGCATCGAACACATCCGGCTTGAACGAAGCCAGGGGGGAGATGTTCTGAATCCACTTGCCGTAATTTACGATGCGAGTGGCTTGTTGAGCGCGACTTGCCGCCGACAGGTAATCAACCTCAATCGTTCGGCCCTGAAGCTGTGGCGGCGGTGGAGGCAGCAACTGCGCCTTGCTCAACAGCTCGTAACTGCGCTGAATGCAGGGCACCATCACTTCGCTTTGCAGACGCCCCAGCATCGGAGCCATCATGCGAAGCTGCTGATCCACCAGTTCTGAAATCTCGTAAGCGGTCTGCCGCTCCTTCTTGGGTGATAGCTTCACCCAATCAGAATAGAAGCAGCGCCGGATGTATTCCCGCTTCTGATCAGTCTTGGTTTCGACACCTTCCAGTTTGCCTTCATGGCGAAGTGTTTGAACCTCGAAATCACCAGCCGAAGGATCACGGAAGTTGATCGAAGCCGGGGCTGTCTTGAACTTGGACAAAAACCCGTCGCTCGGCATGATTAACGGCGGGTCAACCGCTTTTTGCCAGGCTTTGATGATGGTCAGCTCCATCCGATTCAGCATCCGAATCTCAGGAAGGCAGTTGATAGCTGGACCACGACCGTAGGTTTCCTCGTCACTCTTGCTCCACCGCCCAACGTGATAAGGGAACGAATGATAGCCGCCCTCCTTCAAAATGACGCACTTCTCTTTCAGTAGCCAGCAGGACGAGAACGGCATGTTGCCTGAATCGGTGCGGCCATACTCACGGTCACTACGGGGATAAACAGCGTGGATGACGGAGAATTCTTTATCCGGCGTCTTCTCGTCCTTCTCCTTGCCTTCCCAAGTCGCATCTGGAAACTGCTGCATGATCTGACGCACTGTCATCTTCATGCAGCGGGACAGCTTGTCCACCGCGCCGGTGGCCGACTCTTCATAGAAAGCTGTGGCAAGCGGGATGGCCTTGAAAGTTAGATTCCCATCATCGTAATTCCACTCTTGATTCAGGATGATGTTTCCGAACGCCAGATCCAGAAAGCATTCCTGCATCGAACCCGTGAACATCGTTCGGTCATCCAGATACTCAGCAGCAATGATGTCAGAGACAGCATCGCACCAACCAATTACATCTGGGTCTTTTGCCAGCTCACCGTCAATGGACGGCTTGATTCCGAAGTTACGCTCTGATGGGTTGGCGATGAATGTATGGACAGCGTTTCCCAAATCGACGTTTGCTTGCAGAGCTGTTCCATCGTAAATCCGCTCGGTCCTGACATCTCCGGGGGATTGCTGGGCGGAATGGAAATCGACCGTGTTTGGCCGAACGAGCTGTCGAATGTCTGCCCATGCTGTTTCATAGGTGGAACGAGCGGTCTTCATCCGCTCAAAATCTTGAATCAACGATTTAGCTTTAGGGTCTTCGGTCATTGTCCCAGCAATTGTTTTAGCAACGACCCGCTGCTGGTGGTGTCCTTCACTGCCTGCATCGAACCAATCAAAGTAGAGCCGTAACCTTTCGCCGCACGATTCCGCTCTGTGATGCGCAACTTCGCCAGATTCTCAGCAGCCGATGTCGGCGATGGAGGCTTGGGCGGTTTCACTGCACCACCACCCCTGCCACCACCGTAGCAGCGGGTGTATTGTTCAAATTTTGACGGAATCATCTTTCAAAAATCGCTGCGTTATCGTTGCAGTTGCATATAACTTTGTCTTACCTTTGCGGTTGAACGCGATATAAGGCAAGTAAAAAGGTAGGTGATGAATGGTTTCTTTAACGTCGCCGGCCAGGTATTCGATGAACCAGCAAGACTCCAATCCAGACACCCGCACCAACGCAAAACATGTCGGCGAAGAATAAACCCATCCATTATTAAGGTAATCCAGCAACTTCTGCGGCCATGCTATGCCGTGGAATGCTTTGAATTGGTCGAATGGGGTCACATGTAATTATACCGATCCTCCGCAAACTCCTGAAGCTTCTCATCCTTCGGCCTGCGCTTGCGAGCGTGCCATGCCATGATTCGCATGGCGTCGGCATAATGAGAAGTCCAATCATGGAGCGGGGTGTCCTTGTAAACCTTCTGACCATCCTCTGCTCCGGTTTGCTGGAGCTTGTCAGCTAAAAGCTCCTTGCGATAGCAGCTCAGAGCCTCAATCAATCGTTCGCACTTCTTCCCATCAAACCAGAGTGACGAGAAGATGTTTCGCACCTGCTCGATACCGTCGCCCTTAAGCTTCGGCTGTGGCGTAACGATAAACTTGATACCATGCGACTTAGCCACATCAAACACCGACTTACCACCCGCCGCCAGTTGCTTGATTTCCAAATCCCACGGCCCGTAGTGGCGACCGTAGCTGTAATCCTTCTCCCGCAGTTTGGCCGCATAGTGGCCAACCTCTTCGCCTGAATTGGCGTAAACGTCGATAATGCGCCTCTCAAGCCCGACTTCCTGAACAAATAGTATGACGGTGAAATCTGAGAACCCGATGTCCCAATAGGTATCGACTGGTATCTTCGGATCATAAGGTATGGAGCAGATGCGGCCATCTTTTCGAGCGGCCACCATTTCGCTGAGATAGTAGGTGCCATCCAGGGGCATCTCAGGATCGTTGTAGTATTCCTGCCGGATGAATTGCTCAGAGCGGCCCTTGTCGCGTTCCTCTTGAATCATCTCAGGGCCAAAGATTGGGTTGCCCCGCTCATCCTTGGTGTCATCCACCGTCTGATTCACGGCGAGATAGCGTGGATTCTTGCCCATCAGATTTTCCATGCGCTTGAAGTTTTTATAGGCGTGGTTCTTTCCGCGAATGGTGGTAATGCGAGCGCACCAGCCGTCGTTCTGCTGAAGGATAGGAGATAGGTAGTCGTTCACGCGAGGGTCAAGTAGCGCCCATTCTGACAGCACTACACCGATGGGGTTGGTGCCAACATGTCGGTCAATGTTGTCACCACCAATGGCTTGCCAAATACTTCCATTGTGAAAGTGGACGCGCATCTCCGATTCGTTTCGATGCGAGACGAGCTTAGGATGAAAGTAGTCTTGGAACCTGCGTCCAGACTTATCCATCCCGTTCCACACCACTGCCCTTGCCTGGGTTTGAAATGGTAATACATGCCAGTAGGTGCCGACTCGCATCTGGGATAGAAAGCTGGCGATGTTGACCATCAACAGATCTTTGCCCCAACGACGGTGCGCTATGATGTCAGCTTCTTTGCGATAAGCATCAGGCACAAAGTGATCCCACACAACACGCTGATATTGTCGCGGTGAATAATCAAACGGCAATTCGATGGTCATAGCCGCTGCTGGAAGTCTTCCGCAAACCCGGCATACGCCACCGCATCAATGTAGTTGTCGGCCTTGAACACCCGCGCCGACCGCTGAACCTTGAACACAACCAACATTTGTGCCGCCAATGCAGGTGGAATCGGATGGTCCAAATCCAGCCCGTAATGCTGCTGAATCAATGCAGTCCATGACAGACCGATGTTCTTGTGGCTCTGATATGGATCGCCATAGACCTTGCCCCGCTCATGCACCACCTCGTCCACCGTTTGTTTTTTGCTCATTCTGCTTGCTCCGTTATCTTTTGAATCACCGGCTGAATATCAATCACTGTGTCTGTTCTGTTCGGAATCTCGCTGGTTGTGCCGTTCAGGTTCTTCAGGACTACTGTCAGCTTGTAGTCCTTCTCATCTTTCGTTTCTGAGCTTCTAAGTTTTGGATAGACGTATTGCGCCATTTCTTTCCAGATCTCGAAGCGGTGCATCGCCTTCAATCGAAGGCAGTTGTTGCCCTTATCGTCCTGCGCTAAATCGTAGCGGTCCATCATGTACAGAATCAGCTTCGGATCCGCTCCATCAATCACCGGAATGGTTTCGGTGACGATGTTCATCATTTCCTCGTAGGGGTCACGGCCCTTGCGACGCAATATCTCCGCAACCCTCGACGGGTCTTGGATGGCGGGCATCTTACGGCGACTCATTTTAAGCGTACCACTTGTCCATCTTGTTAAACTCCGAAACCATCTCAGCATAGCCAAGTGATTCAAGGATTTCACACATCAGCCAGTCTGCCTCCTGATGTCCAGTTTCCTCGTCCTTGGTGGCGATGATTTCTTTAATTTTGTCCCGCGCTTGTTCTGGTGTCATAATGGTCCCGAATCAATAATCTCAAAACAGATCGTTGACAAGCTCTATTGTCTGGTGGATAACAGGGGCGCGTTGAATGACGCCCGAGTCGGAAGCTCGGTTATGCAAGAACGATGACAACTCATCAAAGAAACTTCAGTGCGTCTCTCGACGCAACGGTCCTTCATGGGCGCAAGCTCACATTGTTCACCGCTTCCAACGTCGAGGGATGCACTGAGGATTCATGTCTATGAAGCAAAAACTATTCATTTCGTTCAGCGGCGGAAAAACCTCCGCCTACATGTCCCACATGCTCATTGATGAAATGCGACACACACACGACATCTGCGTCCTGTTTGCAAACACGGGACAGGAGCATGAGAAAACACTCGAATACGTGCGTGACTGCGACCGGCAGTATCGGCTTGGCGTAGCGTGGGTTGAAGCTGTGTTTGATATGCGCAAAGGAAAAGGGACTAAACACAAAGTTGTCAGCTTTGAAACTGCCGCAAGAAAAGGGGAACCATTTAATGAAATGTGTAAAAAGCACGGTCTGCCAAATTCTCAGTTCCCACATTGCACAAGGGAATTAAAGCTGTATCCGATGTGGCACTACCTTAAATCAATCGGCTGGAAGCCCGGATCATACCAGACAGCGATTGGTATTAGGGCTGATGAGTTTGACCGGATTTCTTCATCCGCCAAGAAGAATAACATTATTTACCCGCTTGTGGATTGGGGAACATGCAAAGATAACGTACTCAAGTGGGAGTCAAAACAACCTGTGAGGCTTGGCATTCCTGAGCATTACGGGAATTGCACTTGGTGTTGGAAAAAGTCTTTTAGAAAACTTGCGACGGTGGCAAATGAAACACCTGCGATTTTCGATTTCCCTAAAATGCTTGAATCAAAATACAAGGATACCGGAGCGGGATTCGGGGACAGGCAGATGTTTCGAGGCAAAAAGACAGTAAAAGACATATTCACAATCGCCTCAGAGCCGGGATTTCAGGCATTCAAAGACTCATTTATTTACTGGGATGAGCGGCTTGATGTCGGTTCCGCCTGTGGCGAATCATGCGAGATTGGAGCAGATGAATGAGCGCGTTATACATCCGCCTCAGAACAGGGTTCTACACGCACAGAAAGACGGCAAGGCTTCGCGCCCTTATAGGTGATGCAGCTTACTGGATTCCACCAAGGCTGTGGGCGTATTGCGCCGAACATCAGCCAGACGGAAACCTGTCGTCCTATAGCTCAGAGGAGATTGCGATGCTTGTAGGATGCTTTGAGCATGCGTCAAGCATGCTTAGAGCATTGAAGTCGTGCGGCTTTATTGACGACGACGGAACGGTCCACGGATGGGAGGAGCATAACGGCTATCACCAATCCTATGCGATCCGCGCAAAGGCGGCAGCAGATGCCCGTTGGGCAAAGAAGAAAGAAGCAAAGAAGAAAGAAGACATAGATAAGGATAAGGAGACAAGCAATGCTTGGAGCATCAGTAAGCATTGCTTGGAGCAAGCTGGTAGCATATATGAATCATATCCAAAACGAGCAGGTAAACCTAAAGCGTTGATTTCCATACAGAAAGCAATTTCAGAATTCGGGTTTGAGTTTGTCATGGAAAAGACGGTTGCCTACGCATCTGCCAGAAAATACGAAGATCCTCAGTTCACACCACTACCAGCAACCTGGTTCAACCAACAACGATTCAACGACGATCCTACAACTTGGAGAAACACCAATGGAACAAACAGCAACAATCGCAATGCGGGTCTTATCGGAAACAAGCCACTCGAAGAGCCAAGAGCCGTCCGGATCCTTAGAGAGCGTGCTCTTGCCGCCCAAAAGCTGGCAGAATCCGCTCAGAACCCCGTGGTAACGCAAATGGCTATCAATGGAAACCACCCATCCTGACATCC